TCCACCTTCGCTTTTCCACCCGGTACAGGAAGCGCAATCAGTTGCGAGCGACGGTAGTGTGTTGTTAAACTGTTCATGCGTTAGTTTCTCCACAACCAGAAGCAATCGACGCCACGACGCCCGGAGCTGCACACTCGCGGGCGTTACTCTTTTCCGGCGCACAAAAAACACGAAATAACAGTGTTAAATGCTCCTGCCACTTCGCCATTACTTGGTAGCTGTTCTCTTCGATTTGCTCACGCTCAGCTTGGTCAATAACTCCATCAGCAGTTGCCTTGCGTAAGTACCGGGAATGCTTGCCAATCCATTCTATTGACTCCATCAGCCGCTGATTAATGTCACCATTGTCAATGTCATCAATGACCACCAGCGGCACAAACACCCCATTACTACGACGGGCTATTGCATCTGTTACATGCCTGGTACCACTGGCATCCTGTAAAACCATGGCCCACTCAAGTGGAAAAATTTGATCCCCACCGCTACGCAGTCTGTTATGCAATTGATCTTTTGCTGGGGTGATATCATCAGATTTATACAAACCAAGAATTTCTGCTGCTTCCTCATAGCCATGAGGTAAATCAGCAATCGTTCTTCGTATTGCTGCCACCAGCCATGCTGGTTGTTTATCAACTTTCCATTCAGGTTCTTTACCCACGGTTAATTCCTCATTTCTGTGGTGTTTTTATGCCGCAGCACTGTTAGTCTTTTGATATAAAGACACGTCAACTTTCAGTTTCCCGTTAGTAATTTTTTCTAACTGGTACGCTCGGCCTTCAGGAATAATCTCAGGCCACTCTGAAACAGACGGATGCTTAATACCTAGGGCTTCGGCGGTTTTACAAACTCCGCCGAAATAATTAATCACGTCGGATTTCCGCATTTCTGTCTCCCGTTAAATTACGTTAAGCAGAAATGTAGGATATCCAACATACCAATGTCAAGAATCCTACATGGGCATGTGGTAGGATTGCCTACATGATGAACATGAGTGATCGTATTCGCCAAAGGCGAAAAGAACTGAACCTGACACAACAAGCACTGGCTGATTTGACTGGTGTGAACCGTGTCACGGTTACTGGATGGGAAAAGGACGACTACCAACCAAATGGAGCCAACCTTCAAGCCCTAGCCAACGCACTTAAATGCGATCCTCTGTGGCTTGTTAGCGGAAAAGGCTCGCCTGAACCAAAGATAAATCTAAAACCTGAAATATTCGCAGTTAAAAAAGTCCCCCTCATCTCGTGGGTTCAGGCGGGTTCATGGACAATGACGGAGCCTGGTGTCAGGAAAGAAGATGCTGAAGAGTGGGTTTATACTACCGCCCTTGTATCAGAAATGGCATTTGCACTACGGGTCCGTGGTGATTCAATGACCAATCCCCTCGGCTCACCATCGATACCAGAAGGTTCTATCGTTATCGTAGAGCCAGATATTATTGATACAGAGTGTATTAACGGAAAAATCGTTGTTGCCCATATCAATGGTGGGCAAGAAGCGACACTCAAAAAATTTGTTGAGGACTGGCCGAACAGGTATCTCGTCCCACTAAATCCTAACTATAAAACTATTGAATGCGGTGAGAACTGCAGAATAGTTGGTCTTGTCAAACAAGTAATAATGGATTTTTGACACATCTTCCTCACTATCGCAAAACCGGGGTATCCCCGGTTTTTTTATGAGCCTATCTTTTTATGTAGGATAACCAACATAAACTCTTGACACTCACATGTTGGATATCCTACATTTGTTTTTAGAGTTGTGGTGAATGCGGCTCAGCGCACGCGGGTTAAGGTTGAGGCTGACAGTCGACCTTCTGTGGATACCCACCCGCCTGGTGTGCAACCTTCGCCAGGCACCGGGAGGCACCCGGCACCACAACTTTATGCTGTGTGTAGTCTTGGCGGTACCAGCTTGTACCATTGCTTCCGGCTGGTACCGTCATTTTTACAAAACAGAGAAGAGCATCACCGGACGACGGGCTCATAACCCAATCCATCCGGGCGGCAGTCACCGCAGGTGTTCTTCTCTGTTTTGTGGAGAAACTAACCGACCTTGCAGGGTCGATATGATGAGGAGCAGCAAAATGGCTAGCGAACGCAGTACTGATGTGCAGGCATTTATCGGGGAGCTGGACGGCGGCGTATTTGAAACCAAAATCGGCGCAGTTCTCAGTGAAGTCGCTTCCGGTGTGATGAACACGAAAACCAAAGGTAAGGTCTCGCTCAACCTGGAAATCGAACCGTTTGATGAGAACCGAGTGAAAATCAAACACAAACTCTCATATGTTCGCCCGACTAACCGCGGGAAAATTTCCGAAGAAGACACCACCGAAACGCCGATGTATGTCAATCGCGGTGGTCGCCTGACTATTCTGCAGGAAGACCAGGGACAGTTGCTGACTCTTGCCGGTGAACCTGACGGAAAACTCCGCGCAGCAGGTCATTAATATCGTTCTTAATTAACTGATTATTTATCTCATCACTGAATATCTTTATATAGTGAGGACTTATTATGTCTCAGAACTTAGACGCAACCGCAATTAATCAAATCCATGCCCTTATTTCTGCTCAGGGTGTTAATGAAATTATCAGTAAGATTGGTGCCGATGCTGTGGCATTGCCTGAGAATTTCCGCATTCATGATCTGGAAAAATTTAATTTAAATCGCTTCCGTTTCCGTGGTGCGCTTTCCACTGCCAGCATCGATGACTTTACCCGTTATTCTAAAGATCTTGCAGATGAAGGCACCCGCTGCTTTATCGATGCTGATAATATGCGTGCCGTCAGTGTGCTTAACCTGGGTACTATTGATGAACCAGGTCACGCAGATAACACCGCCACTCTCAAACTGAAAAAGACAGCACCGTTCTCTGCTCTGTTGTCTGTTAATGGCGAGCGTAACTCCCAGAAATCACTGGCAGAATGGATTGAAGACTGGGCCGACTACCTTGTGGGCTTTGATGCTAATGGTGACACCATTCAGGCAACAAAAGCGGCTGCGGCGGTCCGTAAAATCACGATTGAAGCAAACCAGACCGCTGATTTTGAAGATAATGACTTCAGCGGCAAACGCTCCCTGATGGAGTCTGTCGAAGCGAAGACCAAAGACATTATGCCAGTGGCATTTGAATTTAAATGCATTCCGTTTGAAGGTCTGAAAGAACGTCCGTTTAAATTACGCCTCAGCATTATCACTGGCGATCGTCCGGTACTGGTTCTGCGCATTATTCAGCTGGAGGCGGTGCAGGAAGAAATGGCTAACGAATTTCGTGATCTGCTTGTTGAGAAATTCAAGGACAGCAAAGTAGAAACCTTTATTGGTACTTTCACCGCCTGATTTCATTACTGCAAATGCCCCTGCGGGGGCATTTATGGAAACGTAATTTACTCAATAATCGCCGGATGGTGAGGGATTCTTTTTACCAGAATTCAGCGCGGTGCAGCGCATATACGTGGAGAACAAAATGTCATTTATTAAAACTTTTTCCGGGAAGCATTTTTATTATGACAGGATAAATAAAGATGACATCGTTATTAACGATATCGCGGTTTCCCTTTCAAATATCTGTCGCTTTGCAGGACATCTTTCACACTTCTACAGCGTCGCCCAACATGCGGTGCTTTGCAGCCAGCTGGTACCGCACGAATTTGCTTTTGAAGCGTTAATGCATGATGCAACAGAAGCGTATTGCCAGGACATTCCCGCACCACTGAAACGCCTTCTTCCTGACTATAAACGGATGGAAGAAAAAATAGACGCCGTAATCCGTGAGAAATACGGGTTACCCCGGTTATGAGTACGCCCGTGAAATATGCCGATCTCATCATGCTGGCAACCGAACGCCGCGATCTCGGGCTTGATGATGGCTCTTTCTGGCCTGTACTGGAAGGTATCCCGGCAACAGAGATGTTCAAAGTTATTCCACTGTCGCCAGGCCATGCCTATGGGATGTTTATGGAACGTTTTAACGAGTTATCGGAGTTACGCAAATGCGCATGAATGTTTTCGAAATGGAAGGGTTTCTTCGCGGGAAATGTGTACCGCGAGATCTGAAAGTGAACGAAACAAACGCTGAATATCTGGTGCGTAAATTTGCTGAAGCGGAGGCCAAGATTTCGGCTCTGTACGAAGACCACCAGAAAGCGATTGAGTCAATTAAGCAGGCTGATGCAGCTGTTAAGTTGGCACACGAGAAGTTTTCAGCGCTGGCTGCGGAGAATGCAAAGCTGAAGAAGTTCTGCAAAGACGCTGCATTCGATGCCGATTACGAAGCAGAGCTAGGTATGGAGCGTGGTGGATTCAGTGATGCGCTTAACGAAATCAAAACCCCAGCCACCGATGCTTTTCTGGCTGAAGGGAAGACTGAAGCACGCAAGGAAGGCGCTTATTTTGTGGCGAACAGAATGTTGGCAGCCTGGAAAGCTGGTTTTATTGATGATACTGCGAAGAACGCCGCGGATATTGCCCGGATGATCCTTACCTCTACTGAGTTTATGACTAATGCGCCGGAAAGCCATTTTGATCGCTCATTCTCTGATGGCGTTCTCGAAGATATCGCCGAACAGCTTCGTAAAGGAGGCAGTCCAATGAGCAACATCGACAAACAGGCGCTGCGTGAAATCGCAGCGGCAGCAGTTGGCGAACATGAGCGCCTTAGTGTTATGCCGCCTGATGACATTTTCGATATCTCACTGGCAGAAGGAACTCAGCTTGATGCAGATATCACTGCCTTGAACGCGCTGAACTCCGCAGCAAACCCCACTACCGTGCTGGCGATGCTGGATGAGTTGGAAGCCGCAGAGAAGCGCATAGCAGAACTGGAGGGGGACGCATTCAATCCCGCAATTCTTGATGTGGTAGCAGAACGCCAGCGGCAACAGTCGGTTGAAGGATGGACTCCTGAACATGACAACGCATATCAAAATAGCGAATTAGCAGATGCAGCGGCTTGTTACGCAATTCATGCGCACAACCAAGGTTTCTCCACTCCAGCACATTGGCCGTGGTCTCCTGACTGGTGGAAGCAATCAGGAGCACGCCGCGACTTAGTAAAAGCTGGCGCTCTTATTCTGGCAGAAATTGAACGTATTGACCGCGCCGCTGGCATTGGCGTGAAGGGGGAGTGATATGAGCACTATCACCAAAGAATTCACCAAAGAGCAGTTACAGCAAATTATCGAAACTGACCACGTTCAATGTGGTGAGGCTTCTGCACTGGCGCGTATCGCGCTGGCATCACTCGAAGCGGATGGTACCCTCGCCAATGAGGGCACCATAACAGCCACACAGTTTAAGCTGGTAGCAGACCTGTACGGCTTAACCTCACCAACTGGAGGTGTAACATCGTTCACTTTCGACGCTGTTGAAGCTCGCGATTTTATTGATGGCGGGTGGTCATGTCAGGAGTACGTGGAGCTTGGACGCTTTCAGGAGGCTGTGAGCGGCAACTGTCCGGTGATTCCGGATGGTTGGGTGATGGTGCCGGTTGAGCTTACTCCGGATATGCGTGCAGCATGGGATTCGGCTCCGTACACAGACGATGATGACAACGACATGCAGGCTGCATACCGCGCGATGATTGCAGCAGCACCACAGCAGGAGGTGAAGTGATGAACAACTTAATGATCGACCTTGAGACGATGGGGAAAAATAAGGATGCACCAATCGTTTCCATTGGCGCGGTGTTCTTCACCCCAGAAACCGGAGACATCGGACAAGAATTCTATACGGTTGTCAGCCTGGAAAGTGCTATGGAGCAAGGGGCCACACCTGACGGCGATACCATCCTGTGGTGGTTGAAACAGAGCCCTGAAGCACGAGCTGCAATCTGTATTGATGATACTTTGTCGATCAGCGATGCACTCTCTGAACTGAGCCATTTCATTAATCAGCATGCAGACAATACAAAATATTTAAAAGTCTGGGGTAACGGGGCCACCTTCGACAACGTAATTTTACGTGGAGCTTATGAGCGAGCAGGACAAATCTGCCCGTGGGCATACTGGAATGACCACGATGTACGCACGATCGTTACGCTTGGGCGTTCCATCGGATTCGCCCCCAAAATGGACATGCCTTTCGATGGCGAACGGCACAACGCCCTGGCTGATGCTCGTCATCAGGCAAAATATGTTTCCGCTATCTGGCAGAAATTAATTCCTGCCACCAGCACAGAATTATGATTTTCCCGGGTGCAGCCGGTTTTGATGGAGAAAATTATGAACACCTTGTTTTTACTGATGGCTGAATTCAATACCCCTAACATTGAACTCTCAGCAGTTAGCCAAAAGTACTTTGGCATGAGTCCAGCCACGGCAGAAGCAAAAGCAAACGCTTGTAAGTTGCCCGTTCCAACATATCGCATCGGCACATCACAAAAAGCAAAACGTTGCATCAATATTCAGGATCTTGCGGAATACATAGACAAAAGACGAGAAGAAGGACGTATCGAGTGGGAACAGGTCAGAACAAGCAAACAGAAGGGCAAAGAACATCACTAAAGAAAAAACCCGCCTAAAGGCGGGTTTTCAAAAAGCACCAGCTATGATCATGCTGCTTTGCGACGACGAAGCTTACCCTGCTGCTCTTTACCAGAGACAGTAGCGTGAGTGAACGCATTAGGAGCAGCCTTCATCAGAACTTCAACAGCAGCACCCATACCTGCGAATGCTTTCATTGTGTCGAACTTAACCTGTGGCTTAGTTGCTTTTTGATCTTTCATAGAAAACTCCCGAGACAGTAAAGGCGTCTCTAACCCTCTCTTTAAAGCTAGCTTGTTTCGCTAACTTATGCCAATCGATCATGTCGATTGGTGACATCGTTTCTTAGTAGTTTAAGCACAAAACGACTGCCATAGATGTACCTTTAAGGTAATCTGGACGGGTATCCTACAATTTGTAGACCCTTCTCGTCTATACCTACTGAGCAAATTTAAGAAAGATATCCTGCAGCTCATCAATGACTGCAGACATCACATAACCGCACTGTTCCATGCGGAAACCAAAAGACTCGTAATACTGCACCAGTTCTGGTACTGGCTCTACAATGTGGACAACTTTACATTCAACAGCTTTACAAAATATAAAAGCACTCATAAGAGTGAGTAAAACCATGCGCCCTTTCAATGGGTGAGATTCATCTTCTCTAGAAAACCTTTCGATCATATGGATACGAAAGATGTTTTCTTCAACCCCATAAACACAAATTGCTGCTCCTGATGGTATTCCCTGAACCCGACCTTGCTGAACAAGTTTTATGCAGAACTCATACTTTTCTCTGGAGTTGCCATAGGTGCTTAACGCATAGTCCCATTCAAGCTCACCATAGCCACCACACAGAATCTTGTAATCATCATCACTGAGCGGACCAACAGCAAGAGGTAAGCCGACATGATCAATAATCAACTGGATATTGTTACGTACAGATTGACCTATCTCGTCTAGGGTAAGCATCATAGACTCTCAAGCGGAACACTAAAAATCTCATTATATCTCATTCTGATGCCCGGCATGGATTACACCTTGAAATGAAAACACCGGGTTCCCAATAGGCTCCCACAAAGTGTATAACTACTTGTTTTTCAAAAACGGTACATCCTATCGAGCATAGGAGCAATGCTAAACCGAGAACTCCAGTAAGCGCCAGTTTTTTCAGGCATCACGCTGGTTTGATTAGTTTTCTGTGTTTCAGGATT